AAGATGTATGGAATGCTCACCAAAGTGGGTTATGTAAACGACATTGCATTGTTACAGAATGCGTGCATAATGGTAGACACTAATGAGACGTAAAAGAGCCAAACAAGTAAACGCTCCAGTAGGGAGCAAAGCGTTTGAGGCACGTATGGAACGCCAACGTGCTAGGCGTGCGTTTGATAAGAAGAATGGTAAAGCCGCCCGTAAAGGCAAAGACATTAGTCACAACAAGATGTTGAAAGATGGTGGCAGTAACAAGGATGGGTACAAATTAGAAAGTCCTAGTAAGAATAGATCTAGGAATGGGCATAAGCCTAAAAAGAAATGACTCTGCTTGGTCGTGTGTAGACGCTTAGCTTGATGCGTCGTTAAATGATGTAGCCAGTTCTGTCCTCCTGACTATACGTATGCTACATAAAATCAAGTTAGCTATGGGTTTTGATTAAAGTCCCACATAGCAGACCTAGCCCCATCTGTGGCGACATCGGGGCTAATTTTATCGTAAACGGACACCGTTTTACGAGGTTCACTGACGGAGAATAATAATTGAAGATTGTAGATAACAAGGCGTTGTTACTTAATTTACGTACTCCCGGGCGGGTTACGAGTTGTATACCAAAGAGTAAGACGTTATCAGAACATGAAGTTCTAGTTAACTGGGGAATAGATGAGGTGCAGGTGCTTAGAAATATAGGTATCAATGCTCCATCACCAATAGAGGGTAGGTACGAATGGACAGGTAGGTATGATCCTTACGACCACCAGAAAGACACCGCTAGCTTTATGACGTTAAATAAGAAGTCTTTTTGTTTTAACGAACAAGGTACAGGTAAGACCGCTAGTGCTATATGGGCATCCGATTACCTGCTAACACAAGGTAGAGTAAATAGAGTATTAGTTATATGTCCGTTGTCCATCATGGAATCTGCGTGGCGTAACGACCTGTTTAACTTTGCCATGCACCGCAAAGTAGATGTAGCGTATGGTTCAGCAAAGAAACGTAGAGAAATAATTGAGGGCGATGCTGACTACGTGATAATAAATTATGATGGTGTTGAGATTGTACAAGACGCAGTTGCAGAAGGTGGGTTTGATTTAATCATTGTAGATGAAGCTACTCACTATAAGAATGTACAGACTAAGCGTTGGAAAACACTCAACAAGTTAGTCAACAAGGATACGTGGTTGTGGATGATGACAGGTACACCTGCGGCACAGAGTCCAACCGATGCGTACGGCATAGCTAAACTTGTAAATCCCAATGGTGTACCTAGATTCTTTGGGTCGTTTCGAGACCTAGTGATGCAGAAGGTAACTAATTTTAAGTGGATACCGAAAGAGAACGCTACAGATTATGTACACAAAGCATTACAACCTGCAATACGTTATACAAAGGAAGAATGTCTAGACCTACCACCGATGGTATATGTCAAACGTGAAGTCGATATGACTGCACAACAAAAGAAATACTATAAAGAATTAAAGAGTAAGATGATTATGCAAGCGGCAGGAGAACAAATCACTGCGGCTAATGCGGCTGTCAACATGAACAAGCTACTACAAATATCATCTGGTGCTGTATATACCGATACTGGTGATTCATTAGAGTTTGATATAACAAAACGTTATAAGGTGTTAAGAGAAGTAATTGATGAGTCAAGTAAGAAAGTGTTGGTGTTTGTACCATTCAAACACACTATTGATTTATTAACAGAGAAGTTACGCAAAGATGGTATCACTACAGAAGTTATACGTGGTGATGTTAGTGCGGCAAGACGAACAGATATATTTAAACGCTTTCAAGAACAAGACGATCCTAAAGTTTTGGTGATCCAACCACAGTCTGCGGCACACGGTGTAACACTTACAGCGGCTAACACTGTTGTATGGTGGTCGCCCACTAGTTCTTTGGAGACGTATGCGCAAGCGAATGCTAGGGTACACAGATCAGGTCAGGATCAAAAGTGTACCATCGTACACTTACAAGGGTCGTTTGCAGAAAGACGCGTATATACCTTATTAGACAACAGAATAGACGTACATACGAAGATGATCGACTTGTATAAGGAAGTGCTTGACTGAACCACTTTTTTACGTTATGGTCAGTATCCCTTTAACAAAGGAGCGTAAAATGAGTGATGTACCAAACGCTGAGAAGCTAACTGCTGTCTACCTAAAGATAAAAGATAAGCGTAGTGAGTTATCAGCAGAGTTTAAAGAAAAAGATGCTGAGTTATCCGATCAGTTAGATAAGGTAAAGCGTGCTTTACTGGACTACTGTGAGGAACAAGGCGTTGATAGTGTAAGGACTTCAGAAGGGTTGTTCTATAGATCGGCTAGAACACGTTACTGGACAAGTGATTGGTCTTCGATGCACGAGTTTATACTTGAGAATGAAGTACCAGAGTTGCTAGATAAACGTGTTAATCAGTCTAATATGAAGCAATACCTTGAAGAAAACCCAGACCAAGTACCAAAAGGTCTTAACGTAGATTCTGAATATATTGTTTCAGTGAGGAGAAAGTAATGGCGGATAAATATGTAACCGCAGAAGAGGTGGCAGATAAGTATAGTATATCTGTACACGGTATACGTGGGTGGAGGCGTAGGGGCATTGTACCTACTCATCTTTATATAAAGATTGGTGGTCAGTACCGATACGATTTAAAGGGCTTGGAAAAGTTTTTCCGAGACAACACCGCTCAATCTAAAAGCGAAGAGGTAAAGGAAGACACTAGAACTCCCCGTCAAAAGCTAGATGACTATTCATTAACAGGTAAGAGTGAGGAACTCAAAGCACAGCTTACTGAAATGGATTTTGCAGCAGACGAGGACTTCTAGTGAGAAGGTTAAGCATACGCGGTGGTCAGTTTACTCTTATTGATAATGGTGAGCCTGAAGTCTTACCGTACGATAGTGTAGATGTAATCATTGTGAATGCCGCGCCTGTATCAAGATCATACTTTGGTAATCAGTTTGACCCTAACAAGTCTACTGCACCTGTATGTTGGTCTGATGATACGCAAAGACCATCACGCAATGTATCACAGGATAACGTGCAATCAGCTAGGTGTATGGATTGTACGCAAAACGTACGTGGTTCAGGTGAGAATGGTGGTCGGGCTTGTCGGTTTCAACAACGACTTGCTGTTGTATTTGAGGGAAACCTCGATGAGGTGTATCAGTTGCAGATCCCTGCTAGCACAATATTTGGTAGGGTTATAAATGGTAACATGGGCATGCAAGAGTATGCTCGTCACTTATCTGCACACGCTACATCAGTTATTGCTGTCGTTACGAATATCTATTTCGATAAAGACAGTGTTGTACCTAAACTTTATTTCAAACCAGTTCGCCCTGTAGATACAAAGACAGGATTAAAGGTAGCAGAAATGGTAACACATGAAGACACAAAGGCGGCTATAACATCTATAGTTCCTGTGTCTGGTGAAGCCGCGTCTCCTTTTTCTGTAGTTGAGGGTGGGTTTGAGTTAAATGCGAACTAACAAGGTAATTAATTATGGCTAATCAAAATAGCAACTATGTAATACAAAACGTTGAGGCTCTTTGGCCTCGTATCAATAAACCATATCGCTTTGACAATGCAGAGAATCGCACTGTTCCTTGTGATCCTTTTGAAGATGGCGCTAAATACGAAATTAAGTTTCGTATGAATAAAGATCAAGCTAAGGCTTTGTATCTTGAAATGTGTAAAGCGTATGAAGAGCGTAAAGAAAAAGGGTGGCCTGAAAAAGTTGATAACCCATTCACCAAAGATGATGACGGTATGTATTCATACAAGGCAACTCTTAAAGGTGCATATGGTAAAGAGGCTACACTTAAACCTGTACAATATGACTCAAAAGGAGTTAAACTACCTGACGATTTCATGTTGACAACTGGAAGCACTGTAAACGTAGCTGTCGTATTTGTCCCATACAATATGCGTGAAGCAGGAATATCACTTCGCTTACGTGCTGTGCAGGTTATCAAGTATGTACCAATGGAAGCATCATCTCCGTTCGGTGCTGTTGAAGGTGGCTTTGAATTTAAAGCCGAGGACGACAATCCTTTTGAAGTTGTAGAAGCTAAACCTACTACCAATGTTATTGAAGGTGAGTTTGGTGATACACCTGAACCTAAAAAAGTTAGTAAAAAGACTACACCAAAACCAAAAAAGTCTGATGCTGACATCGCGGCAATCGTAGACGACTGGGACGACTAGTCCCACAACAATAGCTAGCATTATGCGAAGAGGGGGCAACCGCCCCCCTGCTATCTTCACCCTCGGAATTAGGAATGTATTATGGATGCAGAAGTATTTTTGCGACACGTCACTGGGGACGACGGATACTACTGTTTATTTGCGGTTAAGTTAGGACAAAACGATAGACCACAGACGTTTCATACAAATTATGATTCGTTACTACAAGAAGCACGTAAGTTAGATGCTCGTGGGTACAGCCCATACTTTGCACTAGCTACGTTTGAAGAGAGTGGTACTCGTGTAGCCGACAATGTAAAACAGTTAAAGTCTTTCTTTATGGACATCGACTGCGGGGAAGGCAGAGATTATCCAACTAAACAAGAAGGACTCCAAGCCCTACAGCGATTTTGTAAGAAGGTTGATTTGCCTAGACCGTTACTAGTTGATTCTGGTAGGGGCGTGCATTGTTATTGGCCTTTGTCTGAAGCTGTTAGCAGAGACGATTGGAAGCCTGTAGCAGACCATCTAAAACAGTTGTGTAAAAATCATGGTTTTACTATTGATGCGTCAGTGACTGCCGATGCGGCTCGTGTACTGCGTATACCTACAACACACAACCACAAGACTGAGCCACCTACGGAAGTAACATTCTTTAGTGAGCATGTACCAGAGTATGTGACACTAGAAGAATTTGCTAAGTGTATTGGCGCAGATCAAGTGCCCAAGAAACAACCTGACAATCAACCTGCCAATGCAATGATGGAAGCGTTGATGGGTAACAAGCAGTTCAAGTTCAAAGATATTATCGCTAGAGAATCTAGCTGTGCGCAGTTAGTTGATATAGTAGTAAATCAAGATGAGTGTAGTGAACCCATATGGCGAGCAGGTTTATCTATAGCTAAGTTCTGTTCTGATGGACAGAAAGCGGCACACATCATGTCTAAGAATCACCCTGAGTATTCAGCAGAAGAAACACAGGACAAGTTTGATAAGATCAAAGGCCCATACCTATGTCATCACTTTGATGAGTTTAAGCCTGATGTATGTACAGAATGTCCACACTGGGGCAAGATTAAATCTCCAATATCTTTAGGAGGCAGTGTGCGTGAGGCTACCGAAGAAGATAATGTGGTAGAAGTGCCTGCACTTGATCTACCAAACACACCAACTACTACCTATGTCATCCCGACATATCCAAGACCGTACTTTCGTGGTGCTAATAATGGTGGTGTGTATATACGTACGTCTAATGATGAAGGCGAACCTGATGAAGAACTTGTATACCACAACGACATCTATATCGTGAATCGTATTGTGGATGTAGAACTTGGTGAACTTGTGGTAATACGTTTACACCTACCACAGGACGGAGTGAGGGAGTTTACTGTCCCTCTTACAGCAATAACTTCAAGAGAAGAATTTAGAAAACAAATGTCCATGCAAGGCGTGGCAGTAACAAAGATGGATAAACTTATGACTTATATGACTACTTGGATTAACGAGTTACAGGCTACCACAAAAGCTGACTTGGCTCGTACCCAGTTTGGTTGGACTGATGATACACATTCGGCATTCGTTATAGGCAACCAAGAAGTAACCGCTAATGGTGTTAAGAGTAACCCACCATCTAAAGCTACGGCAGGGTTGATGAGTGCGTTTAAGCCTAAAGGCTCACTAGAACAATGGAAGAAGACGGCTAACTTCTATAATCGTGAGGGCTTTGAGTTACATCAGTATGTAGTAGCTAGTGCTTTTGGTTCACCACTTATGTCGTTAATGCCAATAGCATGTTCGGGCTTCCACTTGCATAGTAAGGATACTGGGTTAGGTAAGACCACTGCTATGCACGTAGGAGCGTCTGTTTGGGGCAATCCTAAGACTCTAGTGGTTGAAGCAAAGGATACACAGAACTCGTTGATGTTACGTGGTGAGGTATACAAGAACTTACCTTATTATATTGATGAGTTAACAAACGCCAAAGGTGAAGAACTATCTGACCTGATCTATCAATTATCTAGTGGTAGACAGCGTAACAGGATGACAGGAAGCGCAAACACAGAGAGACATCGGGGTGAGCCTTGGAGTTTGTTAGCTGTATCTACAGGCAACACTAGTGTACTTGAACGCATTAGCGCTTTTAAGAATGCTCCGAAGGCCGAGGCGGCTCGGTTACTAGAAACAAAAGCTGTTAAGTTATTTGATGAGACAAAAACTAAGCACCTTACTGATGCACATCAAGCTAACGCTGTAAGTGTATACGGACATGCAGGTGTACCTTATCTACAATACCTGATGCAGAACATGGATAGAGTTATAAACCTACTACAAGAAGTACAGCA